CATCCATTTCCATAGTAATAGTTGTATATATAGATAACTAAAAAGGATGAAACTGTTGTATATTAAAAGAGGGGCTTACTGCCCCTCCTGTTACTCTGCTTGTTCTACCTCTTCAGGTATCACTTCATAAGACCCATCTTCCAAGTTGACATTGATCTTACCATACTCATCCTCTAGTTGGACTTTCAGTTTGTCTTGTTCTTCTTGGATTTGGGCAAATGCGTGAAGCAATGAATGCTTCTGTGTTTCTAGAAGACCGATATCGTGCTTAATAGCATTCTTCTTGCCTTCTTGTTCTTGTAGCTGTTTAAGCTGTTCTTCTGTGATTTTAGACATAATAAACTAGTTTGGGAACTAATATACGAAAATTATTCCAATACTTCGTTATCTGCCAATGTTTCAGGAACTTGTAGCGTCTGTTTGCTAGGTGCAACCTTCTCTGCGATCTGTGCATCTAGGTTAGCCTGCATTTCAGATAAAACAAACTTGGGTTCAATCCACGAAATAATATCAGACTGTACTAGGTTTTCAAATGCCGTAAAACTATCTGCATTAGGTTCTTCTACTGATTGCACGCCAATCATAGAGGCTGTGTTTCCATCTTCGTCTTCTCCAATGTAAGACCAATGGACATTGTAAACGACTTTTTCTAGGTCGCCAACTTGTGTGTGTACATCAACTGCGTTGATATGGAATCTGTAAGTGTTCATAATTTATTATTCAATTTTAATTTTAAATCTTCAATATCAAGTAAGCCTTCTAGCCAACCGACCATCATATCTAGCGTAACATCGTCAAGCCCTACAAAGTTATCATTATTTGGTTCAGGCATATTTTTAGAACCGTTTAGTTCCGCCAAGACTTCATCGCCTTCTTTTGCTTGGTAGCACCAACCAATAACACGAATAACATCTTGCAACCCATTGTAGTCGTTTAGACTATCGGTGTATTTTATAATTAGTTTATACTCCATTATCCTTCTCCTATTAAAACGGTGTAGGTTGAATGAACATTTACACCTGAATAGTAATTGTTCGCAGAAACAACGCTTTGACCAAATGAATAAGTATTGGTTTTATCTAAAGTAGAACCGCCTGCGGTGCAAGGGTCGGTTCTTGAATACCATTGAATGGTCGTAGCATCGGCTACCGTAGAATCAGGTGCAGTTCTATCAACCGTAATACTTACAAATGTTCCTGAAGTAAAGCCTACCGTACCACTTGCATATTGCGTGGTGTTATTAACATTGCCAGTCAAGAATACTTGGCGAGTGTGTGAACCAGTTTGAAACCTTACACGATAGGTTGGATTTTCACCAACTGCTTCAGACATTTCAACCTCAAAGTAAAGTACATCAGGAATCAGATCACTATAAGAATACCATTCTGATAAAGCGTAAGGCGCAACACCATCGCCCTTGTTTGTTTCGCCAAATCTTAATGAAGTACTACTATCTAAATCTGCAAGGCTTACGGCAGGTATAGCACCATTTGAACCATAACCGCCTATACCGTTTGTTCCAACGTAATCGCAATAGTATATTTCACGAAAAACCCTTGATAAACTTATTGGGTTTCCACTATCTGGTACTGCCATCTAATCTTGCTTTAAGTTCGTCAATCTGTTTCTGTTGTTCTTTGATTGCTTCAATAAGCACCCCAACGATATTACCATAGGCAACCGACTTCATTCCGTTATCATCTTCAGCAACCACTTGTGGTAATACCTTTTCAATTTCTTGTGCTATTACCCCAATCTTTTCGTCTGTTTCACCAATCTTATTGTAGCTAACACCACGAAGCTGCGTAACCTTATCAAGGGCATTGTCAATAGTCTTGACGTTTTCTTTTACTCTAGCATCTGAATAAGCAATTACATCGCCAGTCGCACGAATGGTTCCATTAACATCAAGTGCATAAGAAGGTGTGGAATCAAGAATACCTAAACCAGTTGCATTAAGTTGCATTTGAACACTACCGTTGTTATGCCATCGGTAATTACAAGCAGTTCCTGAATAAAAATAAACACCATCAATAAGGGAAGTTCCTGATTGACCTATTTGAATTATATCGCTTGCCTTACCAATAAGTTTTCTTAAATAAGTACCGCTATCTTCAGTATATATGTAGTCATTTTCTTGAATTACAAGACCTATATTGCTATTAGTATCTGTTCCTGCATCATAAGTACCACCCCTTGATACGATAGCACCATTTACGTCAAGGTCAGCTTCAGGGGTTGCAGTTTTTATACCAACAAAATGATCGCTTGCATACTTACCCATTGTTAGCATATTGGTTGCATTACCACCTGAAGAAAGAACATCAAAGTAAGCTACTTCCCTATCGCTATCTTTTCTACCTGCTTTAATAACCAATCCCCTATCGTTAGAGTGATTAATGATAACCGCAGCACCAGTATTATCAGAATCATTACCTGCTTGGAATCTAGCTACTGTATGATAGCTACCTGAACTATCTGAACCTCTAACGTGAAGTTTGGGTTTTGTTGCAGTATAATCACCACCACTAGTAGTGCTTTGACCAATAGCTACCGTTTGATATTGCGTTACATACATTACTGGATTTAGAACACCATCCCCAGTAGCGTTAGTTTCAAATATTAAATCAGTACCTCCATTGGTTGAAAAATTAGTATTGATTGAACTTCTAATTCTTGCAGAATCACGAATACTGCCTGGACTTGCACCACCATTATAAATTCTATTTCTAAACGTAAGGCTACCACCAAATCCAGTATAAGGATTGTTGTTGTTTTCAGCAGTAATACTAAAAGCGTGTAATGGTGAAGTTCTAGCACCAGTAAGGTCAAAAGCAGTAAAGTTGCTATTATCTACCGTAAGCCTACCGTATTGTCTAATCGTACCATCGTTACCTAGAAACTTAATGATAGGCTTTACAGACGTAATATGATTTGTACCAGTATTATCAACCATCAAGAAACCTTCAGTACTACCTGAAGAAACCCCTATTTTAACCGCAGCAGAATCTGTTTGGTCGCATTCAATATCAATATATGAACTTGACTGTGCTAGTATTGAACTTGTTGTTCTTAAATTACCTGCAACGTCAAGTTTATAATCAGGCGAAGTGCCGATTCCTACGTTTTGACTACTATCAACTGTTATTGCAGTAGAATTTCCAGTTTGAATAGCAAGACTCCCTACAGTAGCATTTACTCTAAACTGATTTGACACCCAATTTATTTCACCAATAGTAGCTTCAGCACCGTTATTTCCTCGTTTAAAAAATAAACCGCCATCTGCTTGATCATAACGAGAAATTAATGATAGTATTTCGTTATTAGAATAACCATATACCCTAATACCGTCTGCGTTATAATTGTAGTCGTTTACTTGTAAAGCACCGCCTCTATATGTTCCATTAATAACTGCACTACCTGCAACGTGAAGTTTAGTTGAAGGCGTAGTCGTTCCGATTCCTACTTTTCCACCATTGTTAGCTAAAAGTATATCGTAACTAGACGAAGTTGTGTCTATTAATAAATCTTGATTGTAACCAACTATTTTAGCACCGTTTAGGTATCTGTTTTCGTTTAAATCAGCGTAAAATTCAAACTTTGCTACGCTTGAAGAATTTGATAATGCTAAAGGATATTGCCCCCTGATTCTTAAATCCCAAGTCGTAGTTGGTGTAATACCAATACCAACTTTACCGTTTAAATAGGTATCTCCTGAAACAGTCAATTTATGCGAAGGGCTACTCGTTCCGATTCCTACGTTAACCCCTGAAGAAGTTCCGTAAATGGTCATTCCATTCAGAATGTTACCGCTAGTAGATTTTACATTAAAGTCTAATGAACCACGAACACCACTTAAACCGTTTGCATAACCCTCAATGGTTGCGTATTGTATTGGTGAACCATTATAATCAGCGTAGTATTCTAATGCGCCTATTGAAGTGTTTGTGCTTAAATTAGTTCCACCCCTAGATATTACAATTCGGCTTTTGTCATCTTCTACATTTACTCTAAACTTACCTATTGTTGTTGAAGCACCTACCGCTACTGAACCTCCTGCTTCTTGAAGCGTTACATCTTCATTAGTATCGTAAGTATATATTGAAAGTCTATCATTGTTATAGTATCTAACATACGCTGCCGTTGACCACCAAGCACCTAAACCTAAATGGCTTTGACCGCTAGACGATGAATCACCAGTAAGCCAAGCACCATAATAATCGTTCTGACTATCTGAATTTATTGTACCAACTACGCTTAATTTTTGTCGTGGAAGCGTGGTATTTATTCCTACGTTTCCTCCAGTATCAATACGCATTGCTTCTGAACCATCAACCCTAAATTCCATTGATGAATCAGTACCAACATTGTTGTCGTCTGCTGATAATCTTAAAACGCCTTGAACATCTGCGGTACTTTGTGCGTATATAAGGTTTTCAGAAGTTCCATGACTTTCATCAAGAAGCGTCAAAGCAGGTGCATTCCTACCAGTAATCAACAAACCGCCATAGGCGGTATCATCGTCAATTCTAGCGTTACCTAAAACGTCTAGGTCATAATTAGGTGAAGGGTTTTTAATACCCACCTGACTATCATAGGTAACTACAAAGTTTCCTGAAGCTTGACTGCTTGTAGTAGAAAATACCTTACCATTTACGTCTAGCGTTGATTCTACTGAATCACCAGTAGGTAGTGTAGTTACATTAGTAAAATCAATAGTAGCAGCAGCAGCGTTTACCGTAGGTTGTATTCTTACTACTACATTATCTTCACCACCACTAAATCTAACATCAACAAACGACTTGTTTGACGTAGAATTTCTAACTACCCTTAAATCACGAACCCCTGAACCATAAGAATTAAAATGGCATACAAGCGTAGAACCTGAATTAGCCCAATTAGTATTTACCGTTGCTTTAAGTGTAAAAGGCGTTCCACTACCTCCACCTGAATCAAGGGTAAAATCACACTTACCTCTACCTGAACCACCAGTTATTTCAATGATTCTATACCAAGTACCGCTAGAAATAGCATCTGAAGTGTCTGTATCGTGGTATATTACCCCATCAACCTTTAAGTTCCCTGAAATCGCTGCGTTACCTGATACATCAAGTTTTTCACTAGCAGAAGTTTTACCAATAGCAACATTGTTTACAAAGAAGCTATCGCCATAAGAACGTAAAAGAACATTGTTTGTTCCTTGTGCGTTAAGACCTAAAACACCTCCTGAAGTATTTGCTTGTAACTGCGCTATATTATTGCCATCGTGTACCGCCCTGATAACACCATTAGAACCAACAATGGCTTCAATATTACCAGTAACTTCAACGCCAGTTGCCGTAGTCTGAAACTTTAATGAACTAGAACCTGCATCTGCATAATATAGTTTAACGTCACCTACTGAACCATCGCATATAACATAAGCAGCGTTACCTCCAGTACCATCGTCAGTAGCCAATATTATATCTTGGTCGTTAGCAAAATTTCTGATTAATAGTGAACCAGTATAATTATCTACATAGCTATTTGTGCTACTATGAAATAGCCTTAAATCATTACCAGTTCCTAATCGCAATTCTTGGCTATCAGGAACGTATATGTTTCTACTAGAATCAATAACCGTAGTACCGCCTATCTTTAAGCTATTAAAGTCAGCATCGTCATTACTATTCCAGTAAGTGTAAGTATTGGTTCCATCGTATGTAGTTAAATTACCTCCAATATAGCGTAAACGATAAAAAGGCGTAGGTGAACCATCCCAACCATCTTGCAAGTCAGAATACATTTCAATCGCACCATCTGATAGCATATAAATTGATTCACCACCAACTGTAATGTTTGCGTTAGTAAATGAACGACCTACATCACCATTGGCAAGTATTAGCGAATCATCGCTAGAAGTAATCATTAACGCACCACGACCACTAACTTGTGAAATACTACCTTGTGAACCAAAGGTTATGTAATCAACTTGTTCGTTAGTTGGCGAATCAGGAACGCTAGTGTTATCAGGGAAAACAATCTTATCACCTTGACCGAAAGTAATATTTCCAGTCATACTTCCTCCTGAAAGTTGAAGGTATCTGTTGTCGCCTGCCGTTTGATTTAAAGTGTTGCTTGTTACCCAAGTTTGCGTTGCAACTTCAGCGTTATTGATTTGAACGCTTAAAGCATTCATTTCAATCGTATGCCAATCAACTAACGTATTAGGCGCAGTAATAGAATTATCGCCTCCAATGTATAAGTAAGCGTGTGGGTCAGGATCGCCAATATCTTTAGGTGAAATAGTAAAACTTACATCTTCTCTACTATCTAAACCATCAACTTGAATATAATCTGCACCATATCGTGCATTACTTGTTACCGTGTATTGGTTACCGCTATAATTAATATTTGCGTGAAAAAATGAATCAATCGTAGAATGCGTATCAGTCAACGAAATACCAAACCGTACCTAAATAATCAACACCACTAGAATCAATGCGAAGCTGCGTTGTTCCGTTGTATTGTAGATTGATTGCAGTTGTTCCGTTAATATCAATCGTACCACCGCTTATTGAATCAGTAGTTAATGAATTAGCGGTTATATTGCGACTAGCATCAATAACCTCAACACCACCAACTTGTAATTCAGCACCTGCCGTAGTTAGGTTTAGTAACCCTTTTACGGTTGCGCTAGTAACGTCAAGGTTGCGACTAGCATCAATAACAGTAGAACCGCCAACGGCAAGTGAATTTGCACTTATATCCCTACTAGAATTAACGAATGTAGTTCCTGCTACATTTATAGCACCTGCAACAGAAATGCTTTCCTTTGATATAGTTAAGGCATTAACATCTGTTTCACCATCATTACCTCCAAGCAAGAATACATAAGAACCAAAATTACCATTACCTTCAGAAGTAGTATCTTCTATGTATTGGAATATCACTTGTGTATCTGCAACACCAATTTTTACTACTTGATTAGCCGTACTTCCAATTCTTGATATGTAAAGTTGATTAGTGTTTGTAGCAGTATCAATATGAACACCACCATCAAAACGACCTAAACCAGTAGCAGTAATAGTAGTACCGCTTATAGCAGTACCACTTATTGTTCCTGCCGTTATGTTTTTACTAGAATCAATAACGGTAGAACCGTTCATTAGTAAAAAACCACTACCTATATCTACGTTCCCACTTGGGAATGATATTGACCCATTAGCTTGAAACTTTGCAATAAGCGTATCGTAAGTGTCATCGCTAGTCCAATTACCACCACCTGAAATAATACTAAACGAATCAGTATTGCCGTTTTCTCGTAAACCAACAACCAAATGACCAGTTGAAACACCTTGTATTAATCCCCCAAAAGTAGAACCTGATATTAATCCAGTAATATCTGTACTGCCACTTCCGTAGCTACCATAGGTAACACCATTAACAGTTATTCCAGTAGTAACAACCGAACCATTAGTAACCACATCTTGGAAGGTAGTGCCTATTTCAGACTGCGACCAACTAACGTCTGACGAACCATCAACTGTTTTACCAGTATCGCCAATAGTTACAGTTCTTTCATTTTCCCAAGTTGTAGCAGTATCAGCGTTGCCAGTTAAATCACCAGTTACATTTCCAGTAAGGTTGCCAGTTACATCTCCAGTTAAATCACCAATAAAAGTTGGCGCAGTAACGTCTGCTTGAAAGGTAGACTCTAAAGTAGTTCTATCAAACCTAGCTATTTCTGAATCTACACTAGACGAAGTGTTTGCGTCATAAAACGAACGAATAGTAAGGTAATTACTGTCAGAACTATATCTAATACCCATACCTGCATATCTAGGTGCATCTTGAGTAGAATCACCAAATATTAGTTCAGAACTATTAGCAGCAGAATTAGCACCGTGAAGTACTATCCTTCTTGTTCCATCGTTGTTTCCAATATGAATATCTGCTTGAGGTGTGCCTGTTCTTCCTATAGCTAGGTTGTCGTATATGTTTACATCACCTCCTGAAGCAATAACCATCTTGGTTGTGCTATAAGGTTGAAACACAATAGGTCTTTCATTAGTGGTCTGAATAACACCACCAGTACCTGTAGTATTAGGGGTAAGTGCTAGTACCGCATCTCCTGCTGTACTACCTGCCTCTATAGTTAGTGTGTTGCTTCCTGTTCCAAACTTATATATTCTTAATCCTGAATACGTCTGTAAATCCCATTCATTGCTAGTTTCGTTCCATAGGAAGTCTACGTTTGTACTGCTTCCTCTGTTTATTTCTATTCCTGCGTTTTCTGTTGGCGCAGTATCTGAAGGCAAGTCAGCGTTCAACGTGACGATATTGTCACCTATGTTTAAGTGTTGAGTGTTTATATAGGTGGTAGTTCCTGAAACAGTAAGGTCTGTATCAATAGTAAGGCTGCCTGTGATTGTTACATCTCCATCAATAGTTCCACCGCTAGTGCTATAATACCCTGAATCATCAATACCAATAATAATATTAGTATCGTTTGATTGGTTTACAGAAAAAGAACCGCTTGTTATTTCAATCGTGCTTCCTGTAGACTTACTTATAGTAATATTACCATCGTAAGCAATCTGACCTTCAGCCTGAATATCCTCTTGTAGTTGCAGGATAGCCTCTCTAACAGGGTCAAACTTATTATTGTTTGGTATTCTTGAAACGTCTACCGCCATCTGTATTTGAATTTTTAGTATGTACTATAAACTGATCCCCAACTGATAGAATTGTTAGAGACTCCTGATCCGAAATGAGATACAGCGTATACTGATCCCCAATTAATACTATTTGGCATCTGTCTTGTTTGTTTTATTAATCTTATTCAAGAACGTATTGAGTTTGTTTACGTTCGATTGTTTAGGTTTATATGTCTTCGGCTTATTATCTATAGTACCCATCCAGTGAAGTTTATATCTCTATTAGGATACATACCTTCATCTTGGTTCTGAGAAAACTCAGGATACAAGTGACTATTAAAACTCATATAGTCTATAAACCTCTGAGTATAGAAGTCAGCCTTCTCCTTAGCCTCACCCACAAGCATATTCACCTCATCCATGGTAGCAGACTCAGAGTTTTCTGTAGTATGCTTATAGATACCTCCATTGCTTAACTGGTAAGCAGCAAAAGGAATGTATGCTGCCTGAGAATACCATATAAGCATTGGTTTAACATAATCATTAACTAAGCTTAGATAGTTACCGGTAAGCGTATCATTTATGATGTCATTCTGTAGCTTATCATACAAAGCTGTACCTAAATGCATCTGTATATTGATGTCCTGGGCAACTTCTATGAACTGAATAAACTTATCAGGATCAAGATTTCCATCAAGGATAGACTTTCTTTTTACCTCTTGTAATGTTACAAATAATGCTTTCATTCTTCTTCTGATGTTTGTGGTTCATCCTGAATATCATCTTCAGAAACCTTCTCTCCTGTTTCTTCCTCACGCTTAATCTTAGTAGCGATATTGTCAAGCTCTGTAAACTCAATTGGTTGAAGAGTAGTAAAGTATAAGTCAAGATTAATTCCGTTAAACGATAACAACTCCTTAAATGCATCAAGAAGCATAGTCTGGAAAGGTCTAATAACAATATTATCCATCAGAATAGAAGCTGTTCTAAGTTCTTCTGCGTTATTACCAAATCCTGTATTATCTTTAATACCTAATAAGATAGGTGAAACAACGCCATGGCCAATCATAATCTTCTCTCTAGACTCCTTGGCTAAGAAATCATATTGAGCATGAGCGTCAGGTAAATGAATTGGTTCTACAGAAGATTGACTTTCTTGACTCTCGTTGAATGCTAGAATAAATCTACCTGCGTTTGATGATCCGCTAAATTTCTCATAAATCTTGCGTTCAATCAACTCCTGTGCTTCATCATTAGGAATACCATTATTGAAGTTAAGAAGTAGACTAGGCTGTAAGCCGTTTCTGATGTTGTTTAGGTGATAGTTAGATACCTCTTCTTCTAAAGAGCAATACTGAAGGCATCCTTGATAATCTACAGGGCTATAATAGTAAAAACCTGCTCTATAAGGCTTAATACAATATATTTCTACAAGCTCATTCTTACCTCCATTACCAAAACTAGGGATACGCTTAGGCTTGTCACTAGGTTTAATATCCATCCATTTAGGATGATAATAATACGCTTCCACTTTTCCGTTGGTTGCTTTCTCAGCTCTTAACGTCTCCATAGGGAAGTGTTTAAGGCTCTGTATGCTACTTTTACCTCTTTTATATACTACTTGTACCGCAGCTTGTCCAAGCATCTTTAAATCGCTTGCTATGCGTCTTGCATCGTATGGTCTTAAAGTAGCTTGCATTCTTCCATACATCTCAGGCTTTTCGTCTGAGTCTGTAGCTTGCAATCCACGACCATAAATCATGTCTACAATACCATTGATACAACGAGAGTTAGTTGGGCTTCCTAAGTATCTTTCGATAAGTTCCTGGAAATAAGCATTGTCATCTCCATACTCAACCCACTCTTTACGGTTGCTTTCTACAACCTTTGGTATTTCATACCCTGATAGGTTTATAACCTTAACCTGTGGGTCTTTCTTTACTTGAGGAGCCTGTCCCCTTGTATTTGAATTCCTTCTACTCATAGCATTATAAATTTCTGTCCGCTATCATCCCCATGCTGATTGTATTTATTAGTGTTTAGGGTGTGATTAATTGTTGTATCTGTCTTAGATGTTGAATACACCTTCCCTCTATAGAGAAGTGTAGAGCCATTCTTAATCTCCATAGAATATAAACTATCCTCTTCTAGAATACTGAATGAAGCTGATACTTGTATCAAATCTCCAGAAACAGCAAAAGTAGCATCAGATATTGTCTCAGACTTCTTGGTTCCATCCTGTGTAACTACAATAGTAGAACCATCTAAACCTGAATACGATCTAGGTATTATATTGAAAGTTTGGCTGTCGGTATTAACCAATAATCTTGTCATACTATAATAACTCAAAAGACTAGTTTCTGTTCAAAACAAAAAAAGGTGGCCGAAGCCACCCTTTATTGCTAGTCCATTTATAAATGGTTATTAGAAGTCAGAACCTGAAGTAACAGTCTCAGTAGCAGAAGCCATTCCATCGAAAGGATTATCCGCAATAGGACTATCTAAGAACTGAGCAGGTAATTTCTCCATAGCAGAGAAAGTTAAAGTGTATCCTGAAAGGTCACCCATAGCAGCACCAGTTACAATAGTACCTCCTGTAACCTCAGAACCATGTTCTTTACCCATTAAAAACGCATTACCGTTATAATCTTCTACAACGATATGTGGTCTTCCATAAGAAAGAAGTTTGATTTCTTTGTGGTCAGCAGCAGAAAGCTTCTTTAGAGTAAGGTTTAAAGTTTGCTCAAAGAAAACTGTACCGTTTTCACGAGAAGCATTGATAGTTTGCTCGAAGCTACTATTACCTTTAAGGTCATACTTATAAGCTGTAAAAGTACCGCTCATATCTGTGATAGTATTGTTCCCTGCAATATTGTCATCATCGTTTTCTGAAATAGTGCCTAAATCGCCAAAGTCAACGAAATAAACAGCTTTCAGACCACCAACAACATCCTTACAAGGTTCAACTCTACCTTTAGTTAAATCGCAAGCCATAATTAGAATTGTTTTTTTGTAATAAAGGGCAGGCAGGGTATACCTACCTACCCCTTATATGTTAGTTATTGGTTATTAGTTAGCTACGTTAGAAATACCGTAAGTTACGATATCATCAACGATTCCGTACTGTACACCTGCTGTAAATCGCATAACGATTCTTACGTTTTGCGATCCATCGATGTCAGCCATGTCGATAACTTTAACTTCGTTGTGGTCAGCTAATAAACCAGTTCCGAAGAATAAGTTAGACTTCTCAGCAGCAACAGCAGTATCATTAGCAAGACCGTTAGCTACGAATAGCTTAACACCATCGAATGATAATGAACCGTTGTTCCACCATTGTGTACCCATAGAGTTAACCCCAGCAGCACCAAGTCCAGAAGCACCGAAGCCTCCTAAAGCACGGATGTAAGCACGAGCGATGTTTTGAGATACATAGATGTTTAAATCCTCAGCACCATAAAGAGCAGAAGGGATAGCATCAACGATTTTACCTAACTCAGCAATTACGTTAGAAGCAGTTACTGAAGTACCTGCAACTTCGTTAGCACTAGGAAGGTCAGCATCAGCAGCAAGAAGAGTAGTTAAACCATCAAATTGTCCGCTTGTAGCAGTAGAACCTGCCCAAATAGACTGCTCAGTTCTTTGAGCAACCTTAGCAGCTACATGAGCGATAAGGAAGTCAGAGAAAGATGGAGGTAGGTTATCATGAGCTGAGTAACCCATTTTTATAGCTTCCCAATCAGATTGGAAGTCTTTCTTACAAAGCTGTAGGTTCACCTGTTGGTATTCAGGCTGAAGGATACGCTCAGTAAGTGTAATCGTAGAAGTTGCATCGAAATCACAAGAAGCATCTTTAACTAGATCGTTAGTAGATACTTTCTTGATAACCTCTTTGAACTTTACGTTTGGTTTCACAGTGATTCCACCATTCTCAATAGTAGAACCGCTTAGTAATGCAGCAGAAATGTACTGTCCAGCACTTTCGCCTGCATAAGTTGAAGTAATTGAAGTAGTAGTAGCCATTTTAAATTAATTATTTACTTAGTTTAGATAATACTCGGTCAAGAGTTGTCATTGGTTGTTTTTGTGCATAAAGGTGCATTGCCTTAGATTCAGATGCATTCTCAGGTGTATGAGTCAAGCCTTCTACTTCAGGCTCCTGAGAAGATAGTTCTTCAGGAACTTCAGCTTTAGCTTCCATTTTCTCCATTAATGCTTCTACCATAGCCTTAACTTCGGCTAGTTCTTGCTTGCTAGCATAAGACATTTCTTCAGCAGGTGCTTCAGCAGCCTCCTCAACAACATCCTCAGCTAGTTCTTCCGCAGCTTCTTCTTTAACTTCTTCAGATAGCTCTTCAGCCACCTCTCCAGAAAGTTCTTCAGCAACTACAGGAATCTCTTCTAGTTTTTGCTCTTCAGCAACAGTCTCTTCCACAACTTCCTCAGAAGAAAGAAGGACTTCTTTTAGTTTAGAAACGATTTCACTTGCTTTCATAAAATTTCTGATTTTATATTAGGTTAACTATTAATTACTTAAGCTGTTGTATTTTTAGTACA